GTATGAGTTCACCTACATTTTTAGTCATTGATTTGTTTTGTGGGTTTGGTGGTACCACAACTGGATTAGATGCTGCTACCATCTATGGTGGTAAAGTTGCAAAAGTTATTGCATGCGTTAACCATGACCCAAAGGCCATCAAGAGTCATTGGTTGAATCATCCGGAAGTAAAGCACTTTGAGGAAGATATAAGAACGCTAGATTTGACTGAATTAATTACATTAGTCAATAAACAAAGAGCCATATACCCAAATGCTTATGTAATGCTATGGGCATCACTCGAATGTACTAACTTTTCTAAGGCAAAGGGTGGTCAGCCCCGCAATGCGGATAGTCGCACATTGGCAGAACATCTATTCAGATATGTTGCTGTGCTTTCATTGGATTATATCCTGATAGAAAATGTAGTTGAATTTATGTCGTGGGGGCCTTTGGACGAAAATGGAAAGCCTGTAAGTAGAAAGAATGGTCAGGATTGGTTGGCATGGCGTAATCAGATGAATGGCTTTGGCTATAATGACGATTGGAAGGAGTTGAATAGTGCAGATTTTGGGGCTTATACTTCACGGAATCGGTTGTTTGGTTGTTTTGCTGCCAATGGTTTACCAATTGCTTGGCCATCAAGCACTCATAGCAAGAAAGCGACTACAGGAATGTTTGGAAGTTCACAGAAATGGAAGGCAGTAAAGGATGTATTGGACTTTTCGGACTTAGGCGAATCCATACTAACACGAAAGAAGCCATTGAGCGATAAGACTTTGGAACGTATCTATGCAGGTTTGATTAAGTATGTTGGTGGTGGAGTTCAACCTGATTTTATGTCAATCAGAAATAGTGATGGCGAGGTTATTTCTACTCTTACCAAGAATAAAGAGATTAAGGACAATACCGCTTCTTTTCTTCTTAAATACAACTCAATAAATGGCAAAACGGGGGTTCATCATCCGCCATCAGTAGAAGAGCCATCTCCAACAGTAGCCTGTCAGGCTCGATTAGGATTGGTGCAACCTGAATTTCTACAGCATTATTATGGCAATGGTTTTACTACTTCACCTAATGAACCATGCCCAACATTGACAACAAAGGAACGGGTAGCATTGGTACAGCCTACTTTCTTCATTGACAAGCAATATGGTAATGGCACAAATCATTCGAGCATTGAAGTTCCTGCAGGAACGATTACCAATATACCAAAGATGAATTTGGTTGAGGCAAAACGTTTCCTGATTAATCCTCAATTTGGAAATGGAGGTGCAAGTATCGATAAACCTTGTTTTACCCTGATTGCAAAGATGGACAAACGTCCTCCTTACTTGGTAGAAGTGGAAAGCGGACAAATAGCTATTCAGGTATACGAATCTGATTCAAACATGATGATTCAGATAAAACAATTCATGGCTGCTTATTCCTTGATTGACATAAAAATGAGGATGCTACGGGTGAAGGAACTACTCAAGATACAAGGTTTCCCAGAAGATTATAAGATGGTTGGTACTCAAGCAGACCATAAAAAGTTCATCGGTAATAGCGTAGTACCTACAGTTCCGCAGAAATGGGCAGAGGCATTGGCGGAGAAGCTGATGGAGAAGAGGATTAAAGTTGCGTAATATAAGTGATGAGTGATGAGTGATGAGTGATGAGTTTTGAATTACAATTTAAAATAAAGCAAAATGAATGATGAATTAATTCAAGTAAGAACAAATATCTTTTATGTGAAAGATAAGGATGAAAAAATGCAGAAAGTTAACGAGTTAATATTTCTTGTTGATAAGCCAAGTTATAGTATAAATAATGAAGTAGAAGTTATAAGAGATAGAACGATAGAGCAAAAAAGGATTTGTGTTACAGAGAATCAATTAGAGCTATTGATTATTCAATTATTACATATTAAAGACGCAACTGAAAAAGATTTAAAATGATTGATAAAATAGTTATAACACTTGCAGAGACGGGATTTGTGAATGTGAATATTGGTGATGTTCATTTTATACATTCCAACGACATGAAGGATGTTCTTTTGAATATTAGCGATGCCATCAAGAAGTTAGCTTATTTCCCAAAGTCACACAATGATATGTCTGCACCCATTACAAGAGAAGAATTTTTAAAAAAATACAGCAATGGAAATAAGAAACGGTGATATAAGTATTGGTGGCAATGTAGAAATAGTAACCGCACAATTGGAACTATTCAAAGCTGTTTTCAATAAGCATGAAACCTATTCTGCAAAGTTGCGATTCAACATGAAGATTAGTTGTGAAATTGATGGAGTGCCTATTGAGCCGTTTAATACCGAAAGATTATTTGAACTATCAAAAGATGATTTTGAAAAGATGAAAGAAAAAGGGATTGTAACAATTTAAAATAAACATCATGGATAAGTACTTAAAATCTGCATGTGAAACGTTAGGAATAAAAATCAATGCAAATGATAAAGAAAAAAGTATTAAGCAAATGAGGTCAGAATGGGAGTTAGCACTTTCAGATTTAGAATCAGCAATGATTGAAGCTAAAGAAGCAATTGTAATAGCAAAAGATACTTTAGATATGATTCAAAGAATTGAACATCAGATAAAAGTTGAAAGGTATAAGGATTTGAATAAAGGATTAGATGTTGATATTTTTTAAAGTTAAATAAAGCAAAATGACAGAGAAACAATTACAACAGGCGAATGATATTCATAATCGCCTTGAAGCAAAGAAAAAAGAGTTGAAGGTTTTTGAAATGGGAAAGATTCTTTCCATTACAGTTAGAACCTTCAATGACGACAAAACAGAGTATGAAGATATTGAGTACTCTAGTAATTTACCAAGAGTAAAACTAAAAGGTGTAATGCTTGATTTGCTAAAATCTGATAGGGATTCTTTGCAAAGAAGCTTTGATAATTACCTATCAGAGGACAATCAGATTGTGGGGGGGGCAATGAATGACTTAGGTATTTATTACACTCCAGAAAAGGTAGACAATTTTTTAAAGGTTGCAGTTAATGAACTGACAAAAGAAAAGGAGGTTGAAAATGATAAGTAAATTAAAGATGTGCTGGCAGATTATTACCAGCAAGGAGTATGTAGTTGCCACTGAAAATGGAACGCACATTAATTGCTCTGGTGACTTTGCTGCAAATACCATGTTTTCGATATCAAGGATTATTTTTCGGGAAACTAGGAAAATTGAGAAACAGATGGATAGTGCGGTAGATGAAGTGAATAACATATTAAATAGTAATAATAATGTTTGATTTAGAATTTTTCCCAACGCCGAAGGATGTCATTGAAAGAATGATAATCGGCTATGACATATCCAATAAGGTAGTATTGGAGCCAAGTGCAGGAAGTGGTAACATAGTTTCCTATCTGAAGCAAAACGGGGCAAAAGAAGTTATTGCAGCAGAAAAAAATACTGACCTTTCCAAAATATTAAAATCAAAATGCAAGGTCATTTCAGATGACTTTCTAACTGTCACAAGCGATGTAATTAGTCATATTCAAATGGTAGTAATGAATCCCCCATTTTCAAATGCGGATGAACATATTTTACATGCCTATAATATTGCTCCAGCTGGTTGTGACATTATTGCCTTATGTAATTCACAAACATTAAATAACACTTTTTCGGGCAAACGTAAGGAGCTGCAAACCATCATTCAGAATTATGGCAAGGCTGAAAGTTTAGGAGAGTGTTTTTCAACAGCGGAGCGAAAGACCTATGTAAATATATCTTTAGTAACATTGAAAAAAGCAGGGCAGAACTACGAAAGTGAGTTTGAAGGTTTTTTTATGGATGAAGAAGTTGAAGTACAGGCAGATGGAATAATGTCCTACAATGTAGTCCGTGACCTTGTAAACCGTTATACAGGTGCAATAAAAATCTATGATGAACAGTTGCAGGCAGCCGTAAAGATGAACCAATTAACAAATGGATTCTACTCATGCAAGATGGGAATGTCAATGATGGAAGATGATAAACCTAAAAGCCGCAATGAGTTTAAAAAGGAAATGCAGAAAAGCGGTTGGAAATTCATATTTGCTAAGATGAATATGGAAAAGTACGCAACACAGGGATTGAGGCAGGATATAAACAAATTTGTTGAGCAGCAAAGTGAAATACCTTTTACAATGAAAAATATTTATAGAATGCTTGATATTGTTGTAGGTACTACTTCACAGCGTATGGATAAAGCTATTATTGAAGTGTTTGATAAGTTGACTAAGCATTATGATGATAACCGTTATAACGTTGCTGGCTGGAAAACTAATAGTCATTATCTAGTAAATAGAAAGTTTATATTTCCTAACCTGTTTTCAGTTTCCTTTAGTGGTGGACTTGACATTGCTTATTACCATAACTCAACAAGAGAAATAATAGAGGACTTGATTAAGGCACTATGCTATATCACTGGTGATAATTTTGATAATTTTATTAACTTGAGTAACTTTTGCCGATACCGTTATAAGCTGAAAAATAAACAAGGTCACTATATTAAAGATGTAACTTATGGTGGTAGTCATGTTCATATCATGTATGATTCTTTAGATAAAATACAAGCAGCGCAACAACGGCACTATGATTCTATTATTGAAGATAGTCCTGTATATTTTGGTGAATGGAACGATTGGGGATATTTTAGGTTTAAGGCATTTAAAAAAGGTACAGGTCACTTTGAGTTCAAGGACGAAAAATTATGGCATTTGTATAATCAGAATGTTGCAAGGATTAAGGGATATCCACTTTATGAACCTAAAAACAAAAAGTGAATAACATTTTAAATGGTAAAGTATGAAGAAGACTAAAAAGCAGGAAGAGATGAGTGAATACTGGATAAGTACAAAAGATAATCTTCCTCCATTTGGAAGTTTAGTCACAGTTAAGTGTTATAATGATGCAATTATTCCGATAACTGGATTTATTGGAATAGGTGAAATAAGTTGGGTAATAACTAATCCTACACATTATCATATCTTAACTAAGGATGAATTGTTAAACCTAAATATAGCGAATAAATGATTAAGGTACTATCAATCCTACAGCCATGGGCATCATTGGTTGTAGCAGGACATAAGCGAATTGAAACAAGAAGTTGGAATGCCAAATACAGGGGTGAGCTGTATATCCATGCAAGTCAGAAATGGACTCAACAATTATATGATACTATCATTGATATTGGTGCAGATAAGTATTTGGCTGAATCAGGTTTTGTATTCACGCATATTAATAAAGGCGTAATGAGTACCAGCTTACCATTCGGTGCAATTATCGGAAAAGTTGATTTGATTGAGACTTTCAACTTAGATATTGTACACCTTGACACAATAATTAACCATAGCGAGGAGCTTTATGGTCTTGAAAATGTAAAAGACATAAAGACTTTCAATGATGCAGTCAAAAAGGAAGAAGCATTTGGTGACTACAGCGAAAACCGTTTTGGATGGTTACTATCCAATCCAGTAATGTTTGACAAGCCAATTCCTGCAAAGGGAAAATTGGGTATTTGGAATTATGATGATAAGCTAATCATTAGCTAATGCCGTCCAGTCCGGCACATAATTGACAGGAATCAATTACCTTAGCCATGATTAAAAATGAATTATGAGTTACACTAAATATTTAAAGCAGCATTGGCGTTCAGATGATTTCGGACGTGGCAAGTCTATAGTGGCAAAAGCCAGGCAAAGGAGAGTGATAAAGAAACAAGCCAAACGCCATTTTAATAAGGAAAATGCACAGTCGCTAATAATAAGCTAACGATTTTAGAAGCGATTGAACCCTGCTTGAACGCCCTTAACTTACACAATTAAAAATACTTTTGCATAATTCACTCATTCTAAAGATAAAACCCTATTTATAATTATATATAGCCGTCCTTTACACGGATACCCGAACATAAAAGTGGGTGTCAAAACAAATTATGGAAACATTCAGCGTTCCAAGTCCACCAACGAAGTTTAACAACTTCCAGATTACCGCAGTTCGGCTTATCGTAGCCAACGGCGTTTTGTGGGGTGTATTGCCTTTGGCGATTACCAACATTCAGGTTTCGCAAACGGGTTATGGTGCTGTCTTTGCACTTTGCGAAAATGGTTCATCACGTAGTAGGGGCAATATTGCCAACAGAACCGCACTTCAAACTCCCTTTGCGGCTGCATTGGTAAGTATCTTTGAGAAGTATCTTTTAAACAACCCATTGGTAGCCCCAACAGATAAGTTGGCTTTGGGTATTCATTCACCATCAACATCAAGGAGCGTGGTGGCAGCACCCACAACCGCCCCTTTGGTTGTCATCCACAACGGCGAAAGCCTTCAGGTGATAGTAGTCATGCACGATGCGGCTACTGGAAAAGTGGCAAAGCCCAAGGGAGTGGGATTCATGGAGGTGTGGTACAAGATTGGTTCGCCAGAACCCGTTGCCATTTCCGAATGTATCAACAAGGTGAACATTCACAAGTCGGGTTCTGCCATCCTGTTTGATTTGGCAGACAAGGCAAACAGGATTTACCTGTTTTGCAGATGGATTAACACTAAGGGAAGTGCAGGCCCCTGGACTAACCTGATAACAGGCGTAGTTTCGTAGTTATTAACCCTAAAGGTGAAAGAAAAAGGCTTAGTTCCAAAAGGATTAAGCCTTTTTTGTGTGCCGTTATGCCTATGAATGGGATTGTTTGGAGTAATAATGGCAGCATTAAGTCTTATTTCCTGCTAAAAAGCCTTGATTTTCATACAAATTCGCCTTTTTTCTAAAAAAATACATTATCTATTTGCCAAATAACAAAAATGTTATTATCTTTACAGTGTCAAAAAATAACAAGATGAATGAAAAAGAAATTGTCACCAAAGAAGCAACTCGAAAAAGACTTGCTCTTTTATTTGAGATACTACAAAAAGGTATCTCCGAAAATGCAAAGCGAGTTCGACTATCAGATTCAATTGATTATTGATAAACTTAAAGAATTGTAAACAAAAAAAGCCCTCGAAAGGGGGCTTTAAAAACTTTTTATATGGATAAGCAAATTAAGGAACTGAAAGAAAAATTTAGGTACGCCAACAAAAAGGAATTGGCTGAAATAGACAAAGAAATGGATATGTTGGCAGAAACTAAAAATGCTGCATTCTCTAAGGCTATGATTAAGGCATCAAAGGAAACTGTGAAAGAAATTGACGAATTGATACTCAAGGAGAAACTGAAAGATGTATTACCCGCCTTGTCTATTTCCTACTTTGCCAAAACCTATTTCAAGAAAACGCCACAATGGTTTTACCAACGCCTTAATGGTAATGCAGTGAATGGCAAAAGTGCCAAATTCACTCAAGAAGAATTAAAAACATTATCGTTTGCCTTGACGGATGTAAGCAAACGTATAAATGAATCTGCATCTTGTATTTTTTGACGACTTTACATCGCAGATAAGCCCACCTTAACTGGTGGGCTTTTTTTTACCAATCCATACAAACTAACCAAACATATTTTCGGGCATGAAAAGCGGGGACGGTTGGCATTTAGCCACGTCCCTTTTTTTGTTGGTCAAACATTTTAAGTCTAATTAGTGGACTTATAATATAATAATTTACTTTTGGTCTAATTATTATACACATAACACTATTTAGAATGAAATCCCGTACAGGTCATACTAAGGGCAACAGATTTTGGATGTTACGTTCCAAACACGGAAGGGACATCCTTTTTGATAGTCCTTCTCTTTTATGGGAGGAGGCTTGCAAATATTTTGACTGGTGCGAAAAGAATCCATTTTATGAAACAGAACAGATAAAGTGCATTATACGCCCGTTCAAGAACGAAAAGGGGGTAATAGAAGCCAATCCAAATACAATACAACTTCCAAAGCTTAGACCATTCACACTACACGGGTTATGCCTTTTCCTTGATTGTAATACAAAATACTTCAACGATTTTGAGGAAAGGATAAAAGAACGCTACGACGAACAGAGTAAGGGTTTTTCCGAAGTCATCACACGCATACGTGAAGTCATATACTGCCAAAAGTTCAGTGGTGCTGTTGCTGGTTTCTTCAACTCCAATATAATAGCAAGGGATTTGGGATTGATAGAACGGACGGACATAACTTCACTTAACGAATCAATAAAATCGGAGATTGACTTGTCCAAACTTTCTACAGACACATTGAAGGAAATCTACAGTGCATCAAAACAAAATGATAAGCCCAATGACCCTACCTAAGATATACAAGTATCAGGTTGAGAGGGAATTGTGCAAACGTTCCTTTTACTTCTTCGTGCAACACTTTTGGGATACCATCATTGCGGAGGACCCGATTTGGAACTGGCATATCGAGTATTTGTGCAATGAACTGCAAAGGATAGGCGAAAGGGTTAAGGATAGGCTACCAAAGGAATACGACTACTATATCATCAACGTTCCCCCGGGCAGTTCTAAGAGTACATTGATTGGTGAGATGTATCCACTATGGTGTTGGACAATAGACCCTACCCAACGTTTTATTTGTGCAAGTTATGCAAGTACACCAGCAGAGGATATTGCAGAGAAGTGTTTCAATATCTATAAGTCAGATAAATTCAAACTGCTATTCCCAGAAGTAGTGAACAAATCAACAGGTGGAAAGACCAATTTCAAGAACGGAATGAAGGGCGAACGCTATACCACTTCCACAGGTAGCACAATAACAGGTATTCATGCACACCAACGGATTGTGGATGACCCAATGACTCCAGCAGTAGCAGTATCTGATGTAGAAAGGGAAACCGCAAACAAATGGATTTCAGAAACATTGGCAAGTAGGAAGGTAGATGAGAATGTGACTGTTACCATTGTAGTAATGCAAAGACTTCATGAGATGGATACTACAGGTTATCTTCTTTCAAAAAAGGGATTGCGAATCAAACATATCTGTATTCCTGCAGAATTGACTGACCATGTAATGCCAATTGAATTGAAAGCATTCTATAAGGATGGATTGTTTGACCCTATCAGAAAGAACAGACTTGCATTGAACAATGCAAAGATTGAATTGGGTAGTTATGGTTATGCAGGTCAGATGTTACAAGAGCCATCCCCAAGGGAAGGAGGTTTGATTAAGAAAAATTGGTTTCCTATTATCAAGCCAGCTGCATTGCCTGTTGGTAAGACAATAAGGTTTCAGTTAGATACTGCCTATACTGATAAGGAAATTAACGATCCTTCTGCAATGATTTCATATATTGAAGACAATGGATTTATCTATATAACCAATTCTATTAGTATTAGAATGGAGTTTCCCGACTTATGTAGATGGATACCAGAGCATGTAAAGGAGCATGGATATACAAATACTTCTATGATTCGAGTTGAGCCTAAAGCAAGTGGTAAGAGTACCGTACAGCAGATGAAACAGACTACAAGCCTAAATATCATTGAGGATAAGGCACCAGATAAGGATAAGGTGACAAGGGTAAAGATTTGCTCTCCAAAGATTGAAGCTGGTAAGGTTATACTGGTGGAAGGATATTGGAATGAATCCTTTCTTGCTCAGGTGGCAGGATTTCCAAAGGCTTCGCATGATGATGAAGTGGATTGCCTTACTGCCATAGTTGAAAGGGAGTTGATTAAACAGGTTAGGATGGGTAGTTATGATTTCGGTAATGATGATTATTAAACCATTGATTAGTATGATTGAAGTGATTATTTAATTTATAAAAATATAGTTATGGCAAAGCCTATTTTGATTTTAAGAGTTTGCAAGGAAGCTGATAAGAAACTAATAAGACGACTTATTAAAAACTGTGAGGATGAAATTAAAAATGAATATCATGTTTTTGCTGTTCCATGTTTGGAAGAAGAAACCATTCTGTTTGAATGCCTTAATGACTGCAAAGGGTTATCAGATGTAAATATAGAAATATTGATTAATAATTTTATTAAAGAAATATATGAAAAGAAAGAATAAAAAGGATATTGTTGAATCAATTCAAAATACGCTGTCTTTAGATAGCATTGAATGGCTCAAAAGCAATATTGACATTTGGGAAAGGCAACAGCTAAATAACCACAAGTACCTGAATGACAATGAAAAGAAAAGGTTACAGACTATTGCAAAGGAAATTGACAGGGATAGGTATTTCACTTTATATGGCTGTCAGAAGTGCATACAGGAATTAATAATGTTTGTTTTTAAACAATACGAAAATGACGTTAGGACAATATAGTGAAATATATAGGATTAATAATCTACAGATTGATGAGTTAGACAAAGTAGCACTCTCTGTCTGCTACTATTATGGATTGACCCATGAGCATGTTAATTTGATGGAGCCTAAAAAGTTCCTGAAACTTTCCAAAAGGCTTTTGAAAGACTTTGATGTGAAGAGGCCTTTATTGAATAGGAATAGATTCCATAAGGATGCAAAGGGCATAACTTGGGGAATGATGGTAGAACTATTTACATGGATGACAATAAAGGATAATGAGGTATTTGAAGAAGTGTATGTAAGAGAGATTCATAAGATAGCTGCAACCATATTGAAAAAAAGAAAAGGGCACAGGGAGCAGTCGTTGAAGTTATTGGAATTAAAGGCTAATAAGGTTCTTTTTGATGTAAAGGATTTTATTGCAACCTATAATACCCTCTTGAATAAATTCCCTTTCCTTTTCGAAAGGAAGGAGGGTGATGGAACAAACCCGGACTTTGACCACTATTTTGTAAAGAGGTTCGGATGGCTTTATGCGACCAAGACTATTGCAGAACATGAAGGAATTGAACTTAAAGACGCTTATAGGTTACCAGCAACACAGGCATTGAATGATTTGGTTTACCTGAAGGCAAAGCAGGATTATGACAAACAACTAATGAAAAAATAACATGGCAAGAGGTACAATCAGTCAGGCGAAGGAACAGGCATTGATGTTTCTGAATGATATAGGTTCAGAAGGAAGCAATTTTAAGAAACCTTCTTTTACCGAGTTAGAGGAGGCTCTAGTAAGAGTAGGATACATGTATGCAGAAAAGATGAAGGAAAACTTTAATGCCGCTGATTCTGTCAGTGGTGGTCAAGGAATAGACAGCATTCATCCATTGGAAGTAAAGATATTCGGTAACGTTTATTCAATTGATATTCAGGCTGCCACATATCTATCTTTTGTTGATGCAGGTGTGAACGGTTGGGCAAAGGATAGGAACGCACCATTCACCTTCAAGACGAAAGGAGTGTTACTTGAAAGTCCAATGGTGCAGAGTGTTAAGGCATATCTAATGAGAGAAGGAAAGATGGGAACAGATAAGAGCAAGAAGCCATCATCACAAAAGGAACGTAAAAGACAATTATTGACAACAAACCCTACTGACAGACAGGCAATGTCTATGGCGTATATGATAAAGCGCATGGGCATCAAACCAAGGTTTGCTATTCAGAAAACAAAGACGGATATGGAGCAAATCATAATGGATAATTTTTCACACGCATTAAGAATTGACTTAATAAATAATATTTTACCATGATATTCAAGGCAACACCCCCAGCTTACAGTAGCGTAAACAGTAATCTTGTTTATGTAGTTTATGATGCACACGCAGCAGCCCCAACCACTTACTTAAACTATAAATATGTAGCGGAGTTATGGGTAGGAGGTTCATTGGCACTTACTTGCAGAAAGTTTCCTACTCCTACTGGTAATTTTGGCATATTTGATTTCGGGGTCAATATTAGGGAGTATGTATTGGCAACACTCGTAATTGGAAATAATGGAATGCGTCCACAAGAAATGGGAGCTGGAGTTTTCAGTATTGGTGTAGTTATCAAGATTAGGGAGGAGTACAATGGAACTATTGGCGCAGTTGTTTTGACTGATAGTACAAGAACATTCTTTAATCATTACAATGGTAGGTATAATGATTTTACTGTGCTATCTTCTTTCCTGAATATCCCTGCATCGTCAAGAACACAGACCATTGATGACATGAGATTAGATAATGATTATTACTTCATTCCTTATTTTGCCACAACCACCACTACATTCAATGTGGTAGTTCATTGTGGTGCAAATACCTATACCAAGACAATCACACCTTCAGCAGCCAATACATTGCAGCAGTTTAACATATCACCAATTGCTATCAACAATGATGCAGGAAGTACCGTTGTGAATGGAGACTATACTGTCACTATCAATGGAATCACTTATGTAGTATCCCTTCAATATGATGTCATCAATCAAAACTACCCGATTCACTTTCTTAATAAGTTCGGTGGTTTTGAGACTTTCAATTTCTCAAAGGCCTCAAAGCGTTCATACCAAATTACAAAGAAGGAATGGCAGCAGCCACGTTATTTAATTGATGGTAGTGGAAATATCAATATCAAGACTGGTAACATAATGAATAGGCAGAACGGAACATTAGTAGTTGATTTCAGTGAAAAGCTAAAAGTTAATACGGATAATCTTACAGATTATGAGTATGAATGGTTAGCACAACTAGTTAATTCTCCTTTGATTTATTTGGAGGATTCAGGTACTTTATATCCTGTCACCCTTGATAGTACAAATTACGAAGTAAAGAAACACGATATCGACAAACTAACCTCACTTTCATTGGATATCAAGTTTGGAGAGATTTATAATTCACAATTCACAAGCTAATTTATAATCATGGTAGAACTATTTGTAGAAGGATTAAAATTGGACATTAGCCAAGAAATATCAACAGTACTGTCATTCAGCATTGATGATATAAAGGATTTTGCAGCAAAGAACTCGCCTGTATCAAAAACTATTGTGTTGCCTGGCACCAAGAACAATAATAAGATATTCGGGAATGTCTTTGATATATCTGCATCTAATAGCTATAACCCAGACCTACCAAACCAAGGTATCAACTTTAATGCTGCCATTACTGCAAGGGCTGTTTTATTTAATGGTAATATACAATGTATGAAGGGTGTATTACAGATTTTAGAGATAACTGTTGATAATGACTTTATAGAATATGAGGTTGGTATTTGGGGTGAACTTACTGGGTTTGTGGCAATGATGTCATCTAATAAGTTAGAAGATTTAGACTTTTCTACATATAACCAAACATTTGCTATTGGTAATATTATATCTAGTTGGAGTAATACTGGTGGTAGTGGTGTATATTATCCATTGATTGATTATGGAAACTACTCAGTAGACAAACACAACTGGAATATTGGAACTTTCAGACCTGCACTATATGTGAAAGAATACATTGATAAGATATTTCAAGCAGCTGGATATACTTATGATTGCGATATGTTCAATGGAACAAGTATTGAAGCATTGAGATTTAAGAAACTGATTATACCTCATAACCAGAAGAAACTTGTTAATAGAGCTTATAAGGCATTAGATATTATTAATACTAATGCAACTACTTATAATACTACAGGGATAAGTGCAGAGGATATAGCATTTAATGCTCTTGCAACTTTGGGAAGCTTTACAGCAAGTGGAAGTAATAAGATATTCACATATAGTGGAGAGCCGTTTATAGGTTCTGTTAAAATATATGCTAATACAAATGATACTAACGCTTTTGGCCCACCATTGAGCCTAGGAGTATATGTGAATAGTATCTTAATTGGTTCTATATCTTTAGTTAGATATTCCGAAAATAATGGCACTTTCAATATTTCAATTAATTCAGGAGATGTAGTAGAAACTAAAGTAACTTACGATGCAGGCACATCAAAGTTTGTAAATGTTGGCATTTCTCAAGTAACCATCACAGCTACTGATAGTACCCATCTATTTGACGTAAGTTATGGAGATGTTATAAACATGAATGATTGTATTCCACAGAATATTAATCAAGTTGATTTCTTTAGTAGTATATTGAAACTATTCCAATTGTATGTTTATGAAGATGCTTTAAAGGATAAGCATTTGAAGATAACTCCTTTTGTGGACATGTTTAACTCTTCTGTCACGCAGGATTGGAGTAGGAAATTAGATAGGTCGAAACCATATAAACTAAAGACTCTGAGCGAACTAAATGCAAGGTATTATGAGTTCAAGTTTAAGAGTGATAGTGACTATTACAATGATAGGTACAATAAAAAATACAATATTGAATATGGTAGCTATCGATATGACAGTGACTATCAGTTTTCACAAGAAGTTATAACTGTAGATACTATTTTTTCAGGAACACCATTGGTAGGTTATGCTGGTGAGGAGAAAGTTTATTCAACTATCTTCAAAAGGACTGGTAATACCTCCCCGTATGTGGAGGAGAGTGTGGATAGCAATATCCGCATCTTACAGACAAAGAATATTACCACTCCTGCCGTATCAAGTTGGAATATTCTTGCAGCAGATGGCACTACTGTATTGGGAAGTTATACTACCTATCCTTATGCTGGACATTTCGACGATCCTGATGCACCAAGCAATGACTTAAACTATGGATTACCAAATGAGTTATATTTTGTTTTATTGGCTGGGAACATATCAGTAAATCAGTTCAATGTTTATTGGAGTACCTATATGAGAGAGATTACCGATAAAGATGCTAAGATGCTAATCGGTAAATTCAACCTTTCATTCAAGGATATTTATAATTTCAGTTTTGGTAATTACATAAACATTGATGGTAATCTATTCCGAGTTAATAAGATTAGTGATTTCAATATTACTAAACCAGAGCCATGTGAAGTAGAATTAATAAAAGTAAATAATTTAATAAATTTTTAATTATGGCAGATGTAAATATTGTCGGTAACGTCTCAATACAGACAGCCGATGCAGCAGACCAAGTTCTTAAGCTGAAAACAAAGGTTTCAGAGTTAAAGGATGCATTTAATAATGCAGAGAAGGGAAGTGATGAACAGAAAAATGCACTCGTACAGCTTACTAAAGCACAGCAAGACTTAAGTAAAGCCAATGAAAAGCTTAGTGAAGGAGTGAAAGATAGTGGTGGTGCATTTGATATACTGAAAGGTAAGATAATGAATCAGGTACCAGCATTGAAGGGTGCAGAAGGTGGAGTTAAGGCTTTTGCTTTGGAACTAAGGGCATTGATGGCTAATCCAATAGTATTAATGCTAACAGCAATAGTTGCTGTATTGGGATTCCTGTATGAAGCTTTCAATAATACAAGTGCAGGGGCAAAGAAAACAGCACAGGTTTGGGCAGGGGTAGAAGCTACTCTAGGTAAGCTAAAGGATGTGGCTTATGCATTGGTGAGGGCTTGGGGGGATATGGTATTGTCAGTATTTAGTCTTTATAATGCAGCATGGAAACTTGCAACATTTGATTTTAAAGGAGCAAAAGAGTCTTTCGAAAATGCAAAGGAACATTTTAGAGATGCAGGAAAGGAAGCTAAACAGGCAGGGGATGATATTACGGCTGCCCTTACAGGACAAGCAGCGGCAAAGGCAGCACAATTAAAGAAGGATGAGCAGCTCATCAATAAGGATAAAAGATTATTGACAGAGCAGGAAAAGAAAATGAATCTCGAACTTAAAGAAAGTAGAGAGTTATTAATGGATACTGAAAATAAGGATTATGCTGCAAAAGAGGCTGCTTATAAAAAAGTCAAGGCAAGTGAAGAAGCTTATTCTGCAAAGAAATTAGAGTTAGCACAAAGAGACCTTAAAAATAAACTTGAGACTTTTCAACTTGAGAAAGACGGAGAGAAAAATCATGCACAGGAATTAACTGATTTGAGAAATGCAGAAACAGATGCTGAAATTCAACACAATGAAGTAAAGACGAAGTTAGACAAACAGTATAAGCTTCTTCACAAAGAGATGAACGCAGAACAGGCAGCAGCTGATAAGGAGGCAAAGGAAAAGGAGAAGGAGCGCATTACCAATCTTCGTGAATTTACTCTTAAGGATTTGAAGTTGAAACAGGATTTGGTATTAGCTACAATTACAGATGCAAAGAAAAAAGAATTGCAGGTAGTTGAGAATTCGTATCAAGATGAGTTAAGAACTAATAGGCTTGGTCTTGAACAAAAGAAACTTACGCAGGCACAGGCAAACCAATTGAATATTGATGCACTGAACGTTGCAAATCAAAAAAAGATTGACATTGAAAAGAAGTTTAAGGAGGAGCAGGATAAAAAGGATAAGGAAGCAAATGACAAGAAGATAGAGGCTACAAGAAAGTTTGAGGATGAATTGAGCAAAATTGAATGGGAAATAAAGCTTGCTGGAATAACAGATATCAGGGAAAAGGAAAGGCTACAATTACAAAAGGACTTGGAGGCTAAGCTTAAAAAGGCAGAAGAGGATTACAAGAATGATTTTGAAAAACAGGGGCAGATAAGGATTTTACTATATAAGCAGAATGAAGCTGCAAAGAAGGCACTAGAAAAGAAGTTTGCTGAAGAAGATACAAAGGATTCAGACGAAAGAAGCTTGAAGGATATTGCCTTTGCAATGAGTAACAATAAAAAGAAACTTAAGATTGAATTAGACCTTATCAATCAAAGACAAAAGGCACAGGACTTAGCCTATAAACATGAATTGGAGTCGGCTCAAGGTAACGCCAATAAGATAAAAGAAATTGAAAGGAAGCATACCCAAGATACAAAGGCTAACGAAGAGGCAAGGATAGAAATGAAAAAAAAGGCTATTGAGTTTG